GTACCCTGGAAGATTTAACCCTTCCTAAAACACATAAAACTATCTAGCGAAAAAACACTAAATATAAGATAGCGGTTATGACGAAAACCGGAAACGTTATTAAAACCAATCCTGCTGCTTTGAATGTTTCTCGAAAGAGAAACCACAAAGATAAACGAGGCATTGCTACTCAAGTTGCGGAGGAATTGGAATTAAAAAAGGTTAACACCCTTGTATCATTAATTTATGACAGCATGAAGCTGTATGGATATGATGACAAGAAGAACCTTAGATCTAAGGGTATAGAGCATATTAAAATAAATCAAGCTAATACTCGTATTGATCAGGTTAAACTGAAAGAAAGAATTCTACAGTTTGTTAGGAAAAATGGAGTTGATTCTTGGAAAGATTTTTACAAGTACAAAATCAATGCATTTTTTAGTTACGTGATGGAACAAGATATTCCACCTGTGCCAAAGGGACTCGGTGAGTTCCCTGATCTGGTAGATCCGTCCTTTTTATGTTATGGACGTGGTAAGAGGTTTTTGAGGCTTTTAAGACTTGGAGATCCACTAAAATTTGAATCATTTGCCCAAACTATTGCTCAAAGTAAAAAGGGTGCTCCACCAGTCCGTCCTGAGATGGTAGTGGAAGCGGAAAAGAAGTCATTTATTCATTTGACATCTGAAAGACCCGATATTCCTGATTTTGTAATTAATGATGGAGTCTTTGATCACCATATTAACAGGCATACTGCTTGTTATCAACTTCGCAGAACCGTAAGAGAAATCTTTGGTAAGAAGGTACCCCTTTGGAGTGAACTTTCCAAACCGTTTGTGCCTTCGACAAATTCCCAATATAATTATAGTAGAGGGAATTGTGGTGGAGTTGGAGCTTTTCTTGAGAATGAAAAACTTAAGGAGATTTGTAATGAGTTTCGTGTCCCTGAGGACAGACCTCTTTGTGACCCTATGTCTAATAAACATAGCCGTTCACTCTTATTTCCTTTGAAGTCTTCTCTTGTGAAAAAGTCTTTAGGCCCAATGACCCTTAGTGGTGAGCTTACTGAACTTTATGGAAAAGCTGGAGTTGAAGATCAAGAGAGAATTGATGACGATCCTGAGAACGTTGTTATCAAGGATACGATTGGACTTCACTTCGATGGTGAAAAACTTTGTAAACTGTGGAGTGATAGGATTTATCCTACTCTAATTTCTGAGGCTCTCGTGGAACCTGCACATACAGTAATAATTGGATTACCCGAACCATTAAAAGTTCGACCAATTACTGCAGGTCCTGCCCTTGCTCAAGCTGCTCTCAAACCAATGCAAAAATGGTTGTGGGGGGTCCTTAAAGATGAAAGTTGTTTCCAATTGATTGGAAAGACTGTTTCTGTTGATATTGTTAAACAACAATTAGGCAGGCTCGGAGAGGACGAAGAATTTAATTCTGGCGATTATAAAGCTAGTACAGATAATCTTCACAGTTGGGTATCGGAATGTTTATTAGACGAACTTGTTCAGATATGGAAAGAACATGGTGACCCTGGAGATCAATTTTCTCAATATATTGATGATTTTAATGTATTGATGAAGAGATTGTTAACAGGTCACTCTATTCTTGATCCTGAGTTCAATAAGTCTTATAGACAAGGGAAAAATCTCAAAGATGAGTGGTTTAAAGACCAGAAAGAAGGACAGTTGATGGGAAGTATTATTTCTTTTCCTTTCTTGTGTCTTGCTAATGCTGCTTTTTGCAGATGGTCGATGGAAATAACTGAAAATAAGAATTTGAAGTTAGTCGATCGTTATAGGGAAAGTTATGAACAATGTAGGCTCCTCGTTAATGGAGATGATTGTGTCTTTCCTGGCAAGATACAACTGGGTTTTTCCAATTGGGAGAAAGTCACCTCTTTTGGTGGACTTGAGTCTTCTGTTGGTAAGACTTTCAGATCAAGGAAGTTTTTTACAATTAATTCTTGTCAATTTAGTTATTGCAATTCTGCTTCCGACTGGGAAGATGATGAAGGAGGGTTCATTGATGATGTTCACATGTGTGAAGTCAGATATGTCAACTTCGGACTCATTTACGGTCAGAAGAAAGATGGTATTCGAGGCAAACCTTTTTTTAGATTAGGTGCTCTCCATCGTGATTTGCATAGAACTTGTCCCCCCGATATGTTTGAACTTGCAAGCAAGATGTTTATTAAGAATAATAGTATTATTCGATATAGGCAGAAGCGAATGCCCCCTGGTTACGTTGAACCAGATGAAGGGACTAAAGAAGTTCAATTGGAGGAAGATCCTTGGAGTAGTATGAAAAACGCTAAGGTTCCATGGTTTTTACCAGAATGGTTAGGAGGTCTTGGTCTTGTAAGAACAAGAAAGGATCAGACTAATGACTGGGATTTAAAAATCGCCTCCCATATTAGGGCTAACATGTCATCAGGATTTGCACCGAAGAAAATAACTGAATCTTCGGCCTGGAGGTTTCATGAGTTGGTAGACATTGACCTGGAAGAATATAAATTTCTTTCCAACCAGAATTACAATCTGGTAACTTTTGATGAAACGCGCAGGACGCTTGGAGAGGAATATACTAAATTGTATACTCTCAGTGTTGTCGATCAATTGATTCATCGTAATGAATCAGGTCTTGTGAAGTTCTTTGGACTCAAAGATCAGAACGAGAGGAAATGTAGGAGTGCTCATAGACATAACGTAATGTTGTGGGAGACTCTTAGACACGATGTAAAATTCGGTCCACTAGTTGCAAGTCAACCAGTTCCTCCGTATGAGGACCTTCTTTTGGAAAGAAAGGAGTTCTCATTGGCATGTTTTGATGTCAGGAAATAATAATCCTAACATACCCAGCTCTGGGATAAGTGAGCCGTAAGGAAGTAAACGATACACTTCCGTACTCCAACTAGGTTGAATTTACAACCGAACAATTAGTCATTGTTGGAGGGTAGGTGCTCTGCACCTCTTCTTAGCTAAAAGATCCTAAGTCTATTTGTAAGGCATTGGTTATCGTGATGAGTCTCTAC